TGGCCACCGGCTGCGCCAAATTGAACGTTAAGTGCCCCGTCCTGATTGTCAGGTGGCACGAAACTAACGGTATTGGACGTGGGTTTGTTACTGTCCGCAGCAGGCGCCGACGACCGCCTATTGAAATCGAACTCAAACCCAAATAAGCGGGGCAATTATATATCCTCAGAATGGAAGGTAAATGACATAGGACGAACTCACTTTCGGAGAGCCCCCGAAGGGCCCTCCTTGATAGACGAATTATTTATTAACCAGCAACGGTGACGTTGGTATCAACATTAACCAACGGTGCGTCACGTGTTGGAATTTCTCCAGCTACCTCCCACCACTGATATTGAAATTCGATAGTATAATCTTCAATGGAATCCGGCGTGTCCCAATTCAGTGCGATTGCTGATACGCTGACCGGGAATGCACCCACGAAATCATACGTACGCAATCTATCACCTTGACGACCAAATTGTGTCGTTGATAGAGTTGTCGTATAACCTTCATCGGCACTGCCGCCGCGATACTGTGAAACCGCACTACTGGCACCCGACATGCGGTCCAACCACTCCTCTGTCGCCCGGCGAATGATGAAATCTTCATCATTGATGACTGTCACCGAGAGCGGGGTAAATGTGCGATCACCAACCACTTGGATTTTACGCCCAAAATACCCGACATCGATAGAGCCCACTGTTGAAGCTGGAAGCTCTGCTATTTTCACCATGAATCGCGATGCTTGAGCGGCGTCGACGCCGGTTCCTACTGATTGGGGCCATCGCAATTCCGCCTCGAAGAGAGATGGCCTCGCGCCACCATCTTTGAGTTTGCTACGAAACTGGTCAAGATTAAATGCCATGCTTGTTCTCCTCTAAGACGCACATTAGCCTGCTGTGCCGACTATTTCTTGGAACGATACCCCACTACGCACAGCCACAAAGTTCAACTGAATGTAGTTGATGGTGCGGTTTGGTTTCACAAAGATGTGACCGACGAATTCATTTCGGTCAACCACATCCGAAGTGTTGTTGGAGCCGTCACAGACAACCAAGAAATCGGTGATGCCTCGACGCGCTTTGACAGTTCGCAGAAATGGTTCGACTACAGCCCTGAATGACGCCCGAGTGTGTTCGTCATTGAACTCAAACAGATTGTCTTTCGCATACTGCGCAATGGTCTTCTCCAGCGCGATGAACAACCGGCGCACATTGATGCGGTCGAACGCACTTGGACGATTTAGCAACGTTTTGTCACCATACAGCAACACACCCTGACCCGGAAAACTCACTACCGGGTTGACACCAATTTTATAGAGGTCATCACGGTCGGTTTGCTTCGGTGTCCACGCTAGTTTCACCACGTTCTTAATATTGCCGCGAGCAAAGCCGGCAGGTGAGTACCACGAGTCGTTCGTCTGATCAGTTCGCGCTGCCAAGCCCGCAATATCTCCGTTGAGTGGCACCCACCGATATACATCGTTATACTTATCATACATATATTTCCAGCCGCTATCCATAACAGCAAAACTGCTGCTTGGGAGATTGTTTCTGTCGGTCGTGGCTGATGCCTTCTCGCTCCCGATATTGTTCACGACACTGGCTTTCAGTGGCGATACAAACGCGACCGCATCCTTGCGCACGGCGGCAATGTTATCGACTACATACGTGCCTAGTGTTGACGGTACCGCAGGACCAGTGACCAGCAATGAAACATCTGTCGAGTCCGGGTCGACAAAGAGGTCCCATCCCGTTTCTTGCTGCCCAACGGTGATGTTCTCGTTGTCGTCGTTGCCACCTTTTAGTGACTGCGTATACGGCAGCGAATAACTACCAAAAGTCAAGCCCAGCGTCGCCGAACCCCAGTTCGTCGTAGTGCCTTGGTCTGATAACCACCATACATACTGGGACTGGCGATTTAGCACATTCTTGTAGTAATTGTTGTCGCCGTTCGGAGACGTACCATCAGAGGCTTTCGAGACGTACGCATACTTTTCAACAGGATTGTCAACCAAGCCCTCGAATTTCCCATCTTCGTCCGCGACCACCACATGCATCTCGTCGGTGGTAGCTCCGTGGTCAGTTCCGTACTGACTTGTTCCCGGCGCACCGTCAAAGGACGACCAGTATTCCCACTGTCGCTGCCAATTGGTAGTTGTCCACGTATTCGCAACAGTAACCGCCGTCTGCATGATCATCGACGAGCTATTCGTCAATGTCTTTACCTGATACCGTTTCCCGCCGATGCTGATGTAGTCGCCGACAACCAACTCGGTGTCAAACGCTGGCGTCGAAGTGCCGGTGACCGTTGCACTACCTTCGGTCGTGACGAGACTACCGGACGCATTCGCTTGGAAAGCCTCCGCAGACGGGCAGATACTCACCTTGAGCGAATTTCCCAGATCACCCGGCCATTTAGCTGCAACGGCTCCGTATTCTGCGTTCGCGCCGCTCTCAAAGGTTGCATCGTGATGAGTATCGTTCTTAATAAGCACACCACGTGTGGTATAGGTATTCGCAACCATAGTGGTGCCGAGAGCAGAAGAGACAGTCAAATGCGTGTTGTCGGTAATCGTCGCGACGGTCGCTTCTTCCGATGTGGACCCAGAGGTGCTAATTGTTATGACTTGGCCGACAACCAACTCAGTCTGGAACAACGTGCTTGTTCCCGTAATAGCTGTCGCCGAGGTATTCGCCAACGTGCCAGTCGTCGACTTGTCGCCGCTCGTTGCATTCAGCGCATTGCCGCTAATCGCACGAACAACTTTGAGATTATTGGAATACGCTAGGAATGCCGCAGCAGAGAACCAATGCTGGAAGTTGTTGGCGTCCGGTTCGCCGAACTGATCGACCAAGTCAACTTCAGAAGCGACGTTCTGCACTTGCAGGGCTGGACCCCACGTGAAAGGGCCGACAAATCCACCGGTCGACAAAGAAACATTCTCTACGCCTACTGTCAGATCCCGTTCAGTAACATTAATGCCCGGGGAAACTTGAAATGCCATAACCCTATATCTCCTTCGTAACGGGATTCGGAAAAAGAATGCCGTAAAACCTGTGCCGTCGATGTATATAACGGCGGATACTTGTATTTAGACTTTCAGGGCGTTCGTCATCTCCAGAACTCGTTCGCAATTTCATTCTCAATATCCTCATCGGAGAGCAACCACCGATCACCATCGTCAACAAACGAGGTCTCAGGTTTGCTATCCATATATCCTACAAACGGTTCGTCGAGTGTGACGGGTTCGTATTGATTGAGTAGCAGTTTCCGCATGGACAAGCCCACATAGTTCTCAAATCCCGTTTGTGCAGTCAACCACCCCAAGAGTACTAGCGTCATCACGCAATCGTCATGTGCGCCCTGTTCTGCTTTATAGTTAGCGCCGTGCGCAACGAATGTTGTCAGTTCTCGTAGTGTATCGTAGTCATAAATGAGGAGTTGATCTTTTTCGATCATCGCCCGTAGCGCAGCACAGCCAATACGTTTTGTGGCTTGCGTCTGACGCAATCCCATTCTTGACTTCACATGAAACCCACCCGCTAACATCTGCCCGCGCTTGGGATGCATACGCACGAAAAGAATGTTTTCGTACTCCAGTTCCGTATGTAACGCATCTGCGACAAGAATGCCAACATCGTTGACTTCAACTAGCGTATATGCGTTACAATAATACGCAGCGATATCACGCACAATTGGCGCAAACAGTTGCGGAGTAATATTATTTCGTCGATACACCGCCACTTGTCGAAATGGTGATATCGACACGTCAAAGACATTTATTACACTGTAATCTTGTTCCTGCCCCTGTGAGACATCCACCATAGCCACATAGATATGCGAGGGGTTCCCCTTTTCATCTGCGCGAATCGGCTGCGCATAGATTTTAAGGTCCCCCCGAATATCCAGCGGCGTCATAAATGACATAGACGCGAGCTTATGCCCGGGGATGAGCGTATTCGCACTGCCTTGAAACGAACATTCAAATTCCTGTTCCCAGGCTTGTTCGCTGCCAAGGTTCGTTCGCATTTCTTCGGCCCACGCTTCATCGCGCCCGGGCACATCGCGCCAGGTGAAACCAATGGGAAAATAGGAGTTGCGTTTCTCTTGTGCGTCGTTCCAAATTTTGTAGAAGAGGTTGTATCCGTTTGGTGTGCTGACGATGAATAGCTTGGTGGTTTTACCCGAGGATATTGTCGGGAACACGGATGTCATAAAGTCGCCAGCAATATTCTCTGGCACGAATGCAAACTCGTCAAGGAACAGAATGTTGAAGGTGTCGCCCCGAATCGCGCTGGCACTAGTGCTCTCCGCACGAACACGGGAGTTGTTCGCCAACATGATGAGCTTTTGGTCCCACTTCAGAATCCCCTGCTTTAGAAAGTTTGGCAGGAGTTCGTAGGACTGCTTCAACCGACGTAGCAGTTCGATGGCGGTGGATTCTTTGTTCGCGAGAATGCCGACGCTGACATCGGGACGGAAGAGAATATACCAGAGGAAGTAGCCGCAAACGACGACGGTTGACTTGCCGGACTGTCGCGAGAGTTTACAAATGACGAAGCGGTTGTCTTCAAATGCTTTGATAATCTCTCGTTGGAAGGGCCACATCGCAAATGGCACGATGCCGCTATCCACGTGGACAATCTTTACGTAGCTGTTGATGAAGTGATAGACATCCTCCGAACACTGTACATACTCTTTGAGTTCTTTGTCAGTGAGCGAGACTTCGGCATTCGGCAATGGGAGATTAGGATTGCCGTTGTAGCCTGCATCGGAATTGAATGAATTCTTGGGCATCTACTCGTTCACAGATAGAGGAGTGGGAGAATCAGATTCCCCCACCCATCCATGACGGTTCAGTTGTTAGCCGTGGCGTTCCTACGCGCCTCAAGCTCCGCCGCATATTCCTCTTCGGTCAGGTCGTACCAGCTAAGCCAGGCAAACGCCATCTCATCGACGGTTCGACTGCCTCCACCGGTCCAGTTCTTCGGATCTGAATTGCCGCGATTCGCGGCGGTGTTGTCGTGATAGCTAATGACGTGCATCGTAGTCCCGGCCGGATAGACCGGCGCACTGTCGTCTTCGTAGTTGTAGACGATGTGCCAGTTGAAATCGAAGTTGGTGCAATTAACCATCTCCGCCACTCCGTTGGGATAAATCATCTCGACACACTGGCGCGTGCCCAGGAAATGCATATGCGGCTGGAACCCCGTGAGTTTCCCGGGCAGATACATCTTCTGGTACCCGTCGTGTCGCGTCACCTGTCCGGCGGGAATGTCAAGTTCACCCGCATTCCCTAATTGACGTGAGTAGAGAATGTGTTCCGGTTCGTAGCCCTCTGGATAGAGTACCATACCTAGTTCGGTCTGGTCGGTGACCTCCTCTCCCACCGAATGATAGTGGAAGCTGAACCGCACCCGCGAGTCTCCTTCGAACAGACGCCCAGTGCCGTCGGGATAGACATCGGCGTTCTTACCAACCGCGTATTCGTTCAGGAACGCATCCTCCGAGCTATCCGCTAATGGCGCATCTGGGTCCGTTACCGCGTAAGTCAATGCATGATGCACAACCCGCAGATCGCCGGCCTTGGTTTGGATGGCCTTGATATACCTATCGTTCTCAAGTCCCGAGGGGACGATGTAGTCGCCCCACCAGTCTCCAGCCTCGGCCGGCACGGTATGCGGTGGAGACTGCACGATGAGATCCGGCTCGACAGTCCAAGCACCGAAATCCCGAAACGTAATAGGACCAGGCGCGTCTACTTGGTTGCCACGTGGCGCACCGGCCTCAACCCAGGCTCCGATGGTAGCAATCTCGTCGTCAGTCAGAGACCGGTCGTTCTTAAAGTTCTGTATCCCTACTTTGGGATCTACATGCCACGGCGGCATCTCCCGGGCTTCAACTTTGGCGCGGATAGACCTCGCCCAAGGGCGCGTCTCCTGATAGTTCATCAGCGACATGGGCGCCATGTTGTTAGGGCGATGGCACACCTGACAGGACCGTTGCAAAATCGGCTCGATGTCCTTGTGGAACGTCGGATTGTCTGGTACCTCTGCCGATGCTACACACGAGGTGGCGAGAAAAATCATCACCCCAAAAACACTAGATGTGATGCGTGGTATGTTCATCTCTTTATTCTCCCTCCTCGATATTTATGACCTTCGGTTCATCTTTCGACAACGTACGTAGTTCACGTAACAGGTCGGAAGCGCGCCCCACAAATACGGCCTTTTCGATTGTCACACCCGAAGCTGCTGCGTCACCTTCACGGGACTTGCGCGTATCCTCCTTAGTTTTGTGGAGTACCAATAGTTCTTTATTCGCATTGACAATGGCGGTTAGCATCCCCGCAACGACCTCATAGGCACGCGCACTGTCACCGGATTGTGCCAGTTCAATCGCGCCGACCGCGGCTTCGCGAGCTTGATCAATACTATCCCGCACGACTGACCGTGCATAACCGAAGTCTTCATCAAACGCCTCTTCCGCTGTCGCTGGCGCAAGTTTGCCGAGCGGCTCTGCGCGTTGAAGTTTTGTTGTCTCTTCCCCGGTCGTTAGTGTGGGGTCGAGATCGAGGAGTTCGTTCAACTCCTGTTTTTGTATTATTTGATTGCGTTCCATTTAGGATGATGGGCTGGCTGATGCCGACGGACTAGCGGATGCCGACGGGCTGGTGGACGATGACGGACTACGTGACGCAGACGGACTACGTGACGCAGACGCTGACGGACTGGTGGACGCACTCGGACTAATTGACGACGACGCAGAACTCGACGGACTGCGCGACGCTGACGGACTGCGTGACGCCGACGGGCTGATAGACGCCGACGGGCTGATAGACGCAGACACGGATGTTGACGGACTGCGTGACGCTGATGGACTACGTGACGCTGATGGACTCCGTGACGCTGACGGGCTCCGCGATGCAGACACAGAACTCGACGGGCTGAGTGACGCAGACGGACTACGTGACGCAGACGGACTACGTGACGCAGACGGACTACGTGACGCTGATGGTGATGTCGATGGCGCATACTTCCCAAAGTCTTCGATGATCGTGGTGACTGCTGCCTCTCTGGCATTGATCACGGATGTTTCTGCGTCTGACGGGCTGGCCGATGCAGATACCGATGCGGACGGCACTGCGGTAATCGCAACTTGTGGCACTGCACCCACATTCGGAGCAGACAGGTCGGCGCTGTTTGAATTATACAGATCAACAATGACTTTTTTGATACGGGCTTTATCCTTCACCGGCCCGTAGAAATATACCTTCATCGAGAATTCTAAATCCCACACAATGACACGTCGTGTCTCAAAACTGCCTTCATAGTTATCCGTCTGCGACACGCTTTGCAGAACAATAGGCACAACATCCACTAAAGTGGGATAGTTGGCTAGTGGTTCTATCGCAATCGTATAGTCTGGCGTGAAATAGGGCAGAATCTGTTCAACGATCTGCATACCATCCTGTTGTAGTTTCGTAAGGACGGACAGACCGATAGACAGAGTATATGGTGTCCCAACATATAGACGACCGCGGTTGTCTGACGATGATGCAGCGTAGGTTAGTTTCTCAAGACTGTTGAGTTTGCGAGCGGTGTCATAGGCAATTGAAGACATCTCGTAAGAGAGACGCGGCACGACCTGCCCGACACCACGTTTGAGATCAGGGTCTTGCGTTAATCGCGTGAGCCACCGTTCTTTTGGCCCATACTCTATCGGCACAATCTGTCGATAGACTTCATCGCCAGCGGCATCTTCCCGCGTCAATGTGATGTTGTCAAACAACGATCCAAATGACAGGAGATAGCGCCGCAACAACAGATGTTTGAAATGCGTATCCATCAGTCTTCTAGCATATGCGTGCCGCGAGACTTCACCACGTTCAGGGGATTCCCTTGCAGAAATTCGTTATCCGAGATTGGGTCGTGAACGGTTGGTGCTGTCTCGGCTGCGGCTGTCACGGTGGTCCACTGTGCGGCACTGGTATCACCTTTCACCACTGTACTGCCCGCAAAAGCGCCCACCACACGTTGCACTTCAAGTACCCGCGTTGAGGCGGTCCACGTATAGACCTCTGCGGATGCAGTCGCGGTTGCCAATGTCGTGTTCCCCTGATACACAGATTCACCTACGAGATACGTGCCGGTTCCGCCCGCGTCCATCGTGATGCTGACGGTATAGGCTTCACGTTGCGCGACCTCGTCGATGTCATCTACTCTCGTATCGACCTTCTCGTTGGTGAAGTTCATCAGTTCGCAACGTAACTCATAGGTATACAGTTCGCCCAACTGGAAGAGATGTTGCTTGTCTTCTACGAATTTAATCTCAAACAAATATCGATGGGTATCATCCATCGGGATATAAATGAGGTCCGCTTCTCGCGGTCGTGAGATCACTGTCTGTGCGGAGTCAACCGCATCCACGACCGCAGCATTGAAGCGTCGTACCGAGACGAGGAAGGTTGCTTGGTCTTCGATGTGTAATCCGAATTTGCTGATGAACTCCGACTGCCCCCCAAAGGATTCCATCGATTTGAGATACATCTCGATGGGATACGTCGTTGTGAAGGCCGCCAACGGGTCTTCACCAAGGAACGCATCCATATCCACAGTATCGCGAGGAATATAATGGGTCTCGCTCCCGTGAATTTGAATGGACTCTTCGGTCAAGTTTTGTAGGAGGTTTTGTTCTGCCTTAAACCCTCGCGATTCGAAGTATCGATTGACGGCCATAATTAACCTACAATAAATGAGACAGGTTCTTGATAGGTTTCTTTTACTACTTGTTCCAGATCCCTGACCTCCTGATTGGCTTCAGTGAGAATTCGTACCCCGTCCAATTGCACACCACCGGGCAAATCTATGCCGCCAAATTTACT